AATATGATATCTATGATTGGTTTGAGGATCTTAAGAGATATCAATGGGGTCATATGCAATTTCCAATGGGCGAATTAAAGAAGTACTCAGATATTTTTATAGGAAAAGGATACTTTGAGAAAATAGAGGAAAGAATATCCAAAATTAACAATTCTTTGGATAAAGTTGACATAGACTATATAAATGATAGGCTATATGAGATATTTGATGAATATTCAGATAAGACAAAATATGTAATGAAGTCTGTGTTATATGGTGACTATGAGAATTATGATTCTAAAAGCAGCTATAGATATAGTGGATCAATATCATATGATTATAGTAAGTCATACAACCATCTGATATTACATATGATAAAGGAGATAATATATCCAACACTATACATAGGATATCCAAGTATAAAGCTAAGGATGAATGATAGTGAAAGGTATGTGACTGATGAAAAGTATCAATGTTGCAATTTTGATATCTCTAAATACCATGTATATAATATGGTACTTAGAAATTCTGTGATGCCAAATAACTCAAGGATATCAACATTTGACCTATCAAAAAAGAACAAATACAATACCGACAATTTAATTGATATGTATAGACCAGGAATATATGTATCTATTGGAGGAGGACCAGAAGATAATATCAAAATGAATCTAAGACAAATAGAATCACAAATAGATAAGATATTACCATCCATTTTACACGATTTGGACTACGAAGAAGTTATATTTGACAATACAAGAGGAGATAGGAAATATGATGATAATATTGACATACATGATTATACATTTAAGATTCTATTAAAGTTATAATTTTTTTTCTTCTATACAAGTAATTTCCTAAACTTTTATTTATCACTTAATATAATTATTAATCAAGTCGTAACTGACTTGGTATATTAAAAATAATCGGCAATATATGGCAGAATTAGATGAATTATTTAACGGCAGTTTGGATTCCAAAATGGACTTCTTAAACGAAGCAAAGACAGTAAACTCAGATGGTATTTACAGAGTTGATATGTCTAAAGTTAAAGACAAAAAAAGAGGATGGAGATCAGTAGTAAGATTTCTTCCTAACTTGACCAAAGATGGAAAAGTTGGTCAATCAGCAATTGAGAAAATCACTCACTATGTTGATATTAAAAACCCAAAAGAGTTAAGCGGTTGGTTTGATAGTCCAAAAAACTTCAACGAAAAGTGTCCTTTAACAGACCTTTACTACACAATGACTAACTCTAAAAACGCAATTCTTGTAGAGAAGGCTAAGCAATTAAAGTATTCTAAGAAATACTATTCTTATGTTCTTGTTATTGAAGATGAGCAACAACCAGAATTAGTTGGAAAAATTATGATTTTCCAATATGGTAAAACAATTAAGGATAAAATTTCAGCTGAAAGAAACGGTGAAATCAGTGGCGTTCCAGTTAACGTGTTTGATTTATCAGCTGGTAAAGATTTCGTTCTTGTTGTAAAAGAAATACAAACAGGTGACGAAACATACCCTGACTATAAAATGTCAATGTTCAAACCTGAGATATCTTCTTTACCTATCTACTTCAAAGAGAAACAAGCATTCAAAAATGCTCCTCTAGTTGATGGTAAAATTGACCCAGGTGTACAATCTAAAATTAAAGACTTCTTACTTGAGAGAGATCACGATTTAGAAGAGTACGCACCTAAGAAACTTGATGACCAACAACAGGCTAAGATTAATGAAATCATTAACTTCATGACTGGTAAGGCATCTAGCAGCTTCACTGCGGCTAAGGCTGAAGCAAAACCTTCATCTGAAGATTTTGACTTTGAAGACAACTTTGATACTAAAAAATCATCAAACAGCTCATCATCTGATGAAGATGACTTCTTCAATGAGTTTTAATTAATAAGAGGAAATAAAAGGTCACTAATATATATGTGACCTTTTTTTCTCCTTAAAAATAAATTAGATATTATGAATCTTGCAAATAAGTTATTTAAGAATAATAAAACAGGTGATTTAATTCGAGTAATTGATTCATTTGAAAATATTGCTATTCTTGAAAATAAACAAAAGTTGGATGTCAGAGAGCTATTAAACCCAAGCTTATACACTGAACAAATTGATGTGAAGAATTTCTTCAACAATCAAAATGCGTATAATGATTTGGCACAAAAAATCAAAAATATACCAACTACTCATATGAAAGATGAATCTGAGCCAAATACAGTTAGAATTGATATGGGATCTGGACCTACTCAGCTGCCCTCAGCTGAAGAAAGTGCAGTAATACTTTCTGACCCGGAACAAGAAAAGCTAGAATTAGCTAGAAAATATGGAGCAACATTTGATAACTCCTCTGTACAAAAACAAAATGAGGCATTCTCTAAAATTCTTGGAGATGATGAAGAATTACCAAAAACTGAAGTAAGAATAAACAATCAACCTCATGTTGAAGTAAATAGAGAATATCAACAACCACAGGTTCAAAGAATTAGTGTTGATGATCCAATCACTCAGATGTTCAGAAATGTAAAAAGAAATGTGAGTTTCAAAATGAGTATTGAAATTTCAAACAAAATCCCAAGATTGGATTTCATTGAAATGATGGAAGATTCATATGAAATTAGTATAATTGACTTCTTAGCTGAAGAATTCACACAGAACATATTAAATAATCCTGACCAAATAAAAGAAATGGTTAAAGATAAGATTAAGAAAATTGTGTATGGAACTGGAATAACTAAAGAGGAACCAAAAGAAGAACCAAAAAATGAGGTAACTAATGAGGAACCTAAAAAGAAGCCAGCAGTTAAAAAAGCAAGAGCTACTAAAAAAGAAACATCAAAATAATGATAGAAGAAAGATTCATAAAAAGGGCAATTGAGATAAGAAAAACTTATCTAAAAGTAACCAGAGATATAAGCGTTTATGAGTCAAGAGCTAAAAAAACACTAGCGACTCTTGAGAACACGATGAAGAAACTAAGTGAGTTACAAGACAATATCAAAAACAAAGTGGTTACAAATGTAGATGATGCTAGTAAAAAATTGATGAATATACTAACAGAGGTGGAAGAAGAAGGAGAAAGATTAGAAAAACTAATCGACCCTCTTAACTTAGAAATAGAAAAGTTAAGAAATGAGGAACAAGAATTATACAGACTCATTAAAGAAAAACACCCAAGTATAACAGACAAACAAATAGTTGATGAGATTCACAAGGAACTAAAAAAGGAAGGCCTTTCTTAATAGAAAGGTTTTCTTATTTTATATATACTTAAAAATATCCACTTGTGAATGGCAAAAATATCCAAATTCGTCAAAATACATAAAGACGTTCTTTTAGAATATATTTATAATGATGGAAATTTAATAGGAGAAGCATATGATATTCTTGTAAACTCAAGAGATCAAACGTACTCTTATATCGCTAATGATTCAAGTGGTACAAATAATACAGTTGGTAACCAATTATTCAAAATTGATCAAATAGCCAACAAATATGGTAAAGTAAATCCAGATTATTATTCATTCTTACAACTAAAGAATTACGGATCAAGTATACCAGTTAGACACGATACAATAAAAATACACTTACCAATAAATTATACATTTGGTGAGTATCTTGGATTCTACATAAAAGTTTACGCATTCGATTACCAAAATAGAGAAACATATGATTTGTCTAATTTCTATTTTGATATGACGGATGTTAATCAACAGTATCTTTTAAACTTTTCTTCACCTCCTCTTTTATTCCAAGAAAAACTATGGGGTAAGAATATTCAAATAGAAATACCAGCAGTTAGTGAAGTAGCTGCTCAAAGAGTTAACAATAGACCTAAAGACAATAGTATAAATGCGAATTTAACTAATGGAACAGGATTATCATTGACTGCTCCGGTATTTATTGAATACCAGTTTATAACTTCAATACAAACAGTAAATGGTGTAACAACCTATTTAACTACACCAAAAACTGTTATTACAGTACCTCAATCTCCTGAGTTTGAGAAGTTAGGTGTTGTTATAAAAGAATCAACACAAGGTGACTTCTTTGAGATATATGGAACTTATAATGATTCAATAGGTGAGTTTAATCAGTTTATTAACAACTCTGTTGAGTTAGGCAATAGATACTATGTTCAGTACACTATAACAATGTATGAACAAAACATAAGAGGTAAATCAAGTACATTCACAGTAACAGATAATTTCAATGAAACAATTGAATTCAGACCAATAATAAAATACTCTACAACAACTGCTATTATAGATGTTGAAATGAGATTGATTGATGCTGTTGATGAATCTTATATCATCAGAAATGCATCATATGGTATGTTACAAGACCAAGTATCTAAGTATAGTTTATCATTAATGAAGATAAATCTTAAAAACGCACACAAGCCTAAGATTTATAATATTAAGAACTCTATTGATCCATCATTAGTTGGTTCAGCTAATGCTTTAGGATTAGGTACAAAAAACACAAGCGGTGGATCAAATGCAAATGCTGGTATTGGTGGAGCTGGAAATGTTGTAATAGAAACAGTAAACGTACCATTCCCTGTATTAATTGATAGAGCAAACATTGTTGCTAAATCTGATAACGTTAGATTCAATAATAAGACGTTCTATGGAATTGGTAAAATGCAAATAATGATATTCCCATTTGATAATATAATTCACTTTATAATAGCAACTGGAGACCCAAATAAACCAAATTATTTGGATATGACCAATATGGGTCAGATAAAATTGGTTATAAAGAATGACCAAGTAACAACTGAATTCTCACTTTATACAGAAACAGGTGAGGTTAATTTAGCTATTGGTCAAGTTATATTCAAGGTATCTAAGAATAAGTTCACAGATATTAAGAGAATATATGAATCAGGTATAACAGTATTTTATATAACAAGTACATCACAAGGTGTTACAACAGTTGTTTATAGTGGTCTATATAAAATATACGACTCATTATCAAATATTAATAACTTAAATTCAGATGTTAACGCGACTCAAGCACAAGCTCAGGCAGCGGCAGCACAACCAGGAATAATAAGAGATAACTCAATTGCAGCAGCTACTGCAATCGTAACAAGAAAACTTATATCAAGTAAGGATTCAGCTAGACCAAAAACACAAAGACCAGGAGTAAGTGGTGGATCTAGCGCACAATCAACTAATATAGGTGGTAAAAAAGGAACAACCGGATAATAAAAAATGAGATTAAGTAGTCAAAAATGACATTTCGTTTCTAATATATAGAAATATGAGAAAAAAATTTAAAAAGTTAGATTATATCAAAAATTGTAAAATTCTAAATTTAGAATATGACTACTCACTACTCCCAGATAACATAGGAACAGATGACTATATAAAATTTTCGAAAAATGGATTAACTTATATACAATTAGCTGACCATCACTTACTTGGACATAATCCAACAAAACTAGAAAAAGAATCACTATTACAAAAGCTACAAGAGATACACTCCAATAGATTTCAATATAATATCAATATTGATAAAGTGCCCATAACATCAAAAATAGAATTAAAGGATAATGTAACTGGTGATATATTCTATTATAGGGTAGATAGACACTTAAATGGTATGAAACCAAATAAGATAACCTTAAACTATTTTCTATTCAAATCCAAGGAAATACATGGAGATAAGTATGACTACTCAATGATAGATAAAATAAATGGTGGGAAATCAAAAATAGACATAATATGTAAGGAACATGGTATCTTTGAACAAAGAGTATCAAATCATATAAATCTAGGAGATGGTTGTCCAAAGTGTGTAGGTAAGGGTAAATGGAATGATGATACACTAAGGTCGGAATTTGTCAAAATCCACATAGATAGGTACGACTATTCAAATACTAAATTCACTGGAATAAATAACAAAGTGGAAATTATATGCAAAAATCATGGAAAATTTCTACAAAATATACACAAACATCTTAAAGGACAAGGATGTCCAGATTGTAAATTAAATTCAAAAGGTGAGGAATATATTAAAAACCACCTAGAAGATATTAAAGTTAAATATATAAGGCAATATGGATTTGAAACTTGCAGATATATTAATAAGCTAAGCTTTGATTTTTATCTACCGGAATTAAACACTTGTATTGAATTTGATGGAATTCAACACTTCAAGCCAATAAATGACTTCGGTGGTAAAAAAGAATTCAAAATAATTCAAGAAAGGGATAAATGTAAAAATAAATGGTGTATTGAAAATAATATTAATCTGATCAGAATAAAATATGATCAAATTGATAAAATTAAAGAAATATTAGAAAATCAACTACAAAAGTTAGTATAAAAATTAATCCAATGGCTTATCCGTTTATCATCACAGAATTCCCAATTTGTCTTTAATTTACCGTCAGATTTCTTACAACAAGAAGTCATTAATACATATACGCCCATTCTTGAAAAGAATTGGGTACAGTATGAAAATGTTATTGATTATCTGAATTCTACAATAAAGTCTGTTAACTTCCCAGGAATTAGTTTCGATGGTCCAAGTCAGACATTAATCAGAGGTAAACAAAGAAAATACAAGCCAGCTACAAACATACAAGATATAGTATCAACACATGAACTAAATGTAACATTTAGATCTGTTGATTCTGATTTGAATTACTGGTTAATGTTTGATATTCTAAGTAAACACTACTTAGATGTATCTAGCCCACAACATATATTCTTGAATCCATTTACCATAACTTGTGTTGATATACACAGAGATGCAATATATGTTATTAAATTCTATGAGATTATATTAAAGAATCTATCTGATAACACATTTGATTATTCACAGCAAAAAGTAAACGCCAAGGAATTCACCATGACGTTTCATTTTAATTTCTATGATATTGAATTCTTATTGAATCAATCTAAGGTACTTGAGTTAGGAACTATACCTATCATCATTCAGAGAATCTAAGATATTTCTAATTTTATCTTTTCTTATATTCTGCTTCTTGAATAACTCTTTTATTATTTCTTTATCTATTTCCGCCGCTAATTGTTGTGAAAGAATACTTGTCAATTCATTCTCAATATCTATACCATATGGTGTAATTTGATTAGAACTCATATACTTCTTTTAAATATTTTTCAACCCTGTTATATCTCTCAACATTTGGTAATCCATGAACATCCATTTGATTAGTCCACTCTCTTGTATACCACATATGTATACCTATGTCTGATGAATTCTCATCAAATCTAGGGTTTGTTGATTTGAATCTTTCATCAAAGAAAGGATACAGATAATCAAACTTACAACCTAACTCTTTCATAGACCAAAGGAATGCATAATATGGTTCATGATCGTCATTGAAGTTACATCCACCTTGTTGTTGAAATGGATAGTTAAAGTCTTTTTTATAGTCTTCTCTAAATCTTAGACCAAAATTATTAACCCAAACAAAAGTTCTACCATCATATGTACCTAACGTATAATTAGCTGATTTAAGATCAAGTTCTAATTTTTTCACATCATCTACTCTCCCGATTAATAAAAATGTGTTTATGGCAACTGGATTAGCTCCTCTGTAATGATGATACCCATCTGGACAACCCATTAAATCTATATTCTCAGATTCCATCTTATTCAAAACTCTTAATAGTTCTTCTTTATTTGTCAAGAAAAAATCCTCATCAACGTGTATGTAATACTTTTTATCAGACTTTTTAACTTCATCTATCCAATAGAACCATGAATTTGGCCAATTACCTCTACCATCAACAATTATATGCTGACTTTCTGGAAATAATTTCTTAATTATTTTTGATTGGTAATCAAGCCACTTAGAATATAAAGTGGTTGTAACAAAAACTATATCTTTCTCATTTATCATATTGTTATCCATTTTTTTGGTATTATATCTGATGTATTCAGATTAGCTTGCTCACCAAACCATTGTTTAGGAGCTATTATTTTCTTATCACTATTTTTATTTAACCAAGCACCCCACCAGCTAAATGAACTATTGGCTATAATATTATTTTTACACATAGACATCACAAACATATCATCCATTTCAGATAGTCCATCCATAAAAACCATATTCTTAAAGTTAAGGTTTTCTTTACACCATTTTATATCATCAGAGAAAACAAAAAGATTATCATAATCACCTATTAAATCTATCGCATTTTTATAATAATCAATTGATTGGACTGGATGATATCCATTTGAAGTAACATAATCAGTTCTTCTTATATGTATGGAGACAGTATTTGTATCAAGTAGTGGAACATTAGGCATCACTCTAGGAGTAAAGTCATTCCTAATAATATCTTCTGATTCTTGAAAGTATCTTTCACTTTGCCAATACCCATCTAAATAATAACTACAATCAACCGGAGGGTTTAATTCTTTATAATTGAAATCATCCACTATTCCATAGATTGGATAGTTATTCTGAATCATATCTAAATTAGTGTCTATCTCAGTATTCTTAAATTTATCAAGTAGGAATGTTCTAACAACTTTACCTTGAAACCCAGAATAGAATCTAGTGTCAAGATAAAGCTTAGTATTATACTTAATTGATAGATGTCTACCATAAGCATATTGGAACATTTGATTCCCGAGTCCGCCTTGTATTTTACTTATTATCATTATCAACAAAAATCATTCCCCATAAATTTTTACGACTAGGAATACACATACTATTCATCATTTTAATAAAATCATCAATTGTAAAAAACTCACTAGGATATCCATCATATTTATCCTGCAACATATATCCAAATTTAGTATATCCAAGTGATGATAAATAACCAACTATCTCGATAATATCATCTAACTTTTCCTCAGCCCACTCAAATCTTATCTGTGATCCATAATTTTTGGTCATACCCTTAATAACATTAAGTTCATATCCCTCTACATCAATTTTTATATGTTCTGGAATACCATATGTTAGCACCATATCATCAATTGATATGGTCTCCACTTCAACCTTTACCCAAGAGGTGTTTCCACTAAATCTAGAATTAGATATCCAATCTGTGTCACAAGTTGATATAACATCACAATTTGTACAAACATAGAAATCAACCTTTCCAACTTCAGATGATACAGCTTTATTTAAAACTTTAACTTTTGAATTACCAATGAACCTATTTTTAAGTTTCTCAATTATATAAGGATTTGCCTCAACACATATGATGCTGTTGTAGTAATCCACTGTATTAATTAGCATATCTGTATATTCACCGCTATTAGCACCTATGTCAAAATATAACTTCATATTTTATTTGTTTTTTATATAAATTGCGTCTCCCCACTCGTTACCAGTTATTTGTGTCTCTTTTCGTTCGAAACCATAATGACTCAGATACTCATCTATTTCTGATATCAAAGCACAATCCTTATATACATAACCTGTGTTAACTTCTGTATAAATAAAATCTATTTTATTCAAATAGTCACCAAATCCCTTAAGAGCCAATAACTCAGCCCCCTGTATGTCAATATTTATAAAATTAAAATTATCAAGATTTAGTGATATATTATTTATTACAGTGTCCATTCTACTTGATTTGAGTTTAATCGAATCAACAACGACCACATCAGGATGAAATATTTTATGCCTATCCAATTCCAATATTGACGAAGACTGTCCATTATTCGTTATTTTAAAGTCATACTCAAAACCATCGACATCAGAGGCGATTACATTTACTACATTTTCATATGAAATATCGTTTAATCCACTAACATATTTAATTTCATCACATAGAGATGGATTACCCTCAATCCATAGAATATTATCAACACCATGTCTTAGATAAGATGGTCTTTCTTCCATTAGATGGGCACCTATATGGATAATTCCCCTTGGAACTCCATATTTTTGACATAAATAATCAAAACTTATTAACATTATACATATTTGAATTTTTCAACTTTAATATCCACAGGATAGAATCCTAAGTGTGGCATTTGGTAGTTTAACCAATTATTAGGGGCAACCGTGATCACTTTATCACTAAGCCAAGCAGCCCACCAAGAAAATGTTGAATTTGGTATTATACAATACTTAGAATAATACAAAAGCTTAAAATCAGTCATCATATCATTAGATATTATATCATATTCCTGAAAATAATCTTTTGCCCCCTCTATATCATCAGTAATAACAACAAATTTAATATCATTATTTTTATTTTTTACCAAATTAATCGCATCCTCAAAATATTTTTTTGGCAAAAATCTAGTTCCCGAATCCCAATTTTTATAATCAGTGCCCCTGAAATGAATGTAACAATATTCATCAACCGGATATTTACATATTACAGATTGACTAACTTTATCCATTTCAACATTAAACCACTTCCTAACATTAGATTCATTATCAATAAAATATTTATCTGTTTGATAAAATCCCCAAATCGCAGTATTATCTGGTATATTAAATATTTGTGGATTAAACTGCTGTCTAGTGTGATCCTCTGTAAATCTATTCACAATAACTCCATTATTAGATCCCATATCAATGTCAAAATAGTCAGATATATTCTGACCGTGATTATTCTTATCGACTGGTATATAAAATTGATATCCATTTTTTTCAGCAACTGTTCTACAAACCGCATACTGAAACATTTGGTTACCAAGCCTTCCTATTAATTCAATGGTTATCATATAATTATTTAATAATTTTAATACTATTATCTTGATAATAGTTGATCAATCCAGTACCATGTGAGTGACCAATATCAGTAATATCATACTTTTCAATGGTTATCGAATTCCACCATACTTTCATATTTGGATAATATGGAGAAAATATATCATCACATATTAAATATCCCCTATATCCGATTCTACTTAACATATCTGTAATTTTTCTTTCCTGGATACCATCATGTGCTATACCCACCATTATAATTTTAGCAGACTTAAAAACATCTTCTTTTTCATCAATAACATTCATTAGTCTAAACTCAATATTTGAATAATCATTGAGAAAATCCATGCTCCAATTTCTAGATTTTGGATCACATATATCATAAGTTATAACTCTATTTTTATTATTCTGAGCAAGAGCTATTGCAGACTCACCCCAATTTGTACCCAAATCTAATATGGTTATACCATCATATAACCAAGATATATAGGTTAGTAATTTATAGTGTTCGCCTATACCAGTGGATAGGTGATGTTCAGGTGTTAGATCAAAATGTCTTTTATAAAAACTTATATCAGTATCACGTATTTTTTTATAATCTATAATCATATATTTTCTTTTATTATTTTATTAAATATTTTATAAAGGTTTAGTTTATCCATATCCATATTTAACGCGTCATTATATAAGTGGTCACTTTTAATTAGTAAATCTTCGGTCACTTCACTATAATCATCAACAAACAAAACTGGGAAATCTCGAAACAAAAACTCCAAATAATCATTCTTTTTCATCACTGGAACTCTTCTCAGATATAAGACCTCCCAATTTCTGTGACAATCTATAGCATTACCGATTGGACATATCATAAACTTGTGTTCTTTTATCCTGCGTAGAAATCTATCATAGTCGACTCTAGAGTCAACAGAAGCCCATTTTTTATCAACAAAAAAACTAGAAATATTACCTCTCTCATAATTGTTAGTACTCGCATTATGATTAATATATAAAAAATTACTAGGTTCTATATCAATATTGATAATATTTGATAATATATCAATCCTATTATCCCCTATATTTAACTTCCTCTGTAATCCATATGGAAATGGAATGACTTTATCGTCATGATAAATAGAGTTAACACAGTGTATACATAATACATTATTAGGAATTTTGCCATGTATTTGATTATCTATTGGAGTATCTTCTAAACTAGTAAATATTATAAACCTCATATTCATGAATTTAGAACACAATTCCAACAAGTCATTACTATTCATCAAATCATTTATCCATTTTTGATCATGTGGATTGGATACTAATATCTCTCTCTTATATAATCGAACATTATCGATGAATAATGTCATATAACTTCTTTCTTTAGATATCTCATGTACTTTATTAACAAATTCAATGTTTGAAACATTGGCTAATTTCATGTATCCACCATAAACACCACATATAATGGATGATTGATCACCAAAAGAGTAATCACACATTTGTGATAACCTAACACCCTCTATAAAGCTAAAACTACTCACCAATTAAATAATTAAATTTTTGCCTAACCATGTTAGTGAATTTATTAGGATAATACTCATCAATATTAACATCAATAATAGTTATGCCTCGATTTAAAACATCGAATCTATTACTCAATTTAAAATCAACACTATCAATAATATATTGATTATTATACTCTTGGTGACTATAACTTTTTATTTTTTCCTTAACCCTATCACCACCACCCATAAAGGTCAAATGCCAACCAGCATTATCTATGATGTTGTAATCAAATCTATGTCTTCTAACATTATTCATGGATCTATTTTTTAAAAACCCAAAAGTAGTAACTGTTGTACCGTACCATTTCTCAGTTATGTTTTCACGATTTATATAATAAATCATGTTTTTCTGATTTAAGAGATAAGGTCTATCACCAGATAGATTTAATTTACTAGCATCTGGAACCTCATCTATATCACCAAAAATTATAATATCTTCATCAGAACACCCATCTAATCCCAACTTAACATATTCTCTTTGTAAAATCTCCCTACACCATTGATGTTTACCATAATCGGTTTCTGATGTGTTCTTAACCGCATTATAATAAGTAATAATATTATCAAATATTTTACCCCTTTCGCCAGTATAACTATTAACAATATTATCAACATTGTTAGTATTTGTATTCTTTAGATGAATTATTTTATCTTGATATTTTTTAAATAGATCTTTATTTTCATCATAGTAGAATGGTTTCGGCAGACCAGAGAACGTATAATCACATTCACTTATAATAAAAAAGTCAACCACATCATAAAGCATCTCAAGTCTTAACTCAAGTATATCAAGTTCATTGAAGAATAAAAAAGCATCATATACCCTCATAATTATTATTTATTTTTTTCTCCTCTATACACTCATCATATGAATAGAGAATGCCATCTCTGTCCATCCAATTCCACCCTCGATATAGATTATATCCACAACTCCAAAACCCATTAGAGATATTATGTCTAGCCCAATATTTTGGAGCTATCACATATTTAACAGTTTCACTAGTCCAAGTTGGGAAAAAAGCAAAGGAACTATTTGATAATATTAAATAATATGCATTTTTTATAATGGAGTAATCAGTACCAACATCAAAATGATAAACCTCAAAATTGGGAAACATCTGCTTAGCAGCACCAACATCATCGGTAATAACAATGAATCTAAAATTAGGATTAATTTTAAGCATATTACCAATTGCCATTGACCAATAATTATCAGTTAAATATAAATCACCAATACCTCTATATTCACCACCCCTCAAATTTATAACACATATATTTTCATTTGAAAAATCATAACAATCTTTCTCTGGTCTAACCCTTAACCACTCTTTTATCTCCTCTCTTCTGTGTAAAAAATAGTCCTCAGATTGCATTATACCATCAATCTTTGTGTTGTCTGGAACACTCACAAGTCCACTATCGAACTCAGTCACTAAACATCCAATGGTATTGTGTGGCGTCTGTTTTTCCGCATAATAGTTTACTATACCATTCGGTAATGTAACGGGTGGTCCACCTTCCGGTCCGGCTCCTCCAATAACATCCTTTCCAAAATCAAGATTTAGAAAATCTAAACATTTAAATTTATGCGGATTCATTATTCCAAAATCAAATCCTCTATCTAGTGCAATTGTTCTGGTTGTAACATAACAGAAAAGTTGATTACCCAATCCTTGTCCATTATAAATTTCAGTAACTATCATCTTATTCTTTTAATTATTATTAAATAGTCATCATAATAACCATTTATATATCTTAGATCATCAACAGACATTTCAAATCCTGGCTTAAGTTTAGAGCTTATAACACTATCCCAGTATCCCGGTGACTGTACATCCTCAATTATAAAGTAACCATTAATATTTAACTGGTCAATATAATTTTCTAAAAAGAATATCACATCTTGTAAATAATGACTACCATCATCTATAATTATGTCAAAAAGTTTCCCACTAATCAATGGATTGTTTTTTACATCTAGATTATTTATATCTGATAAAATGAAGCTAACATCATCTCTCTTATATTCATTTAGTCTATCGTCAACAATATCAATACCTACAACATTTGCATTTTTGAAGTAATCTTTCCAGGCCAATAGACTTCCACCTTTCTGTACCCCAACCTCAAGTATATTCAATTTCGAGTTAATATCAAAATTACTAAAGATTCGCTGATATGAATCACCATAATAGTGCCCGTTCTTTTCAATTGTTTTCCCCCTATTTTTATCAGTTTGATAACTCAATAGTAAATCACCTATATTCATATTTAACATTTTTATTTTTTATATTTTGACCACTTTCCATGGAATCCAAAAGGAGTAATTCCTTGTACTTCTGGTATTTCAGCTTCATGTGAGAAGTATTTAGCAACATCTATTGGTGCAAATTTACATCCATTTTCTTCATATATGTGTCTATTCATCGCACATATAAATCCGTCCTCATTGTAGAACCCATGGAATGGTTTCCATTCCAAATTCAATTTATTCGGTAAATCAATAAGTTTTTTACTTCTTAAGGAAAAACCACCATTACCAACTCTAAATATGTTACCATTAACATCTCTATAAGAGAATGCGTCATTAGGCATCGCAAATGGAGCACCTATATAATCATAATCTAAAAACTCATCTCTCCAAGATGATGGGTTTATAACATGACCATCTGACTGAACCACTAATGCAAACTCAGTATCAATGTAATCACCCAACTTATATATCATGTTATAACTGTACTGGTCTAAACTTGATATTCTATCAATTAAACACAACTCAATATTATCGGGAAGATAATCAGGCCTTTGATCTGTTATTAATTTAATAGATCCATATTCAATACCATTACAAGAGTATTCAAGAGCTTTAACTGTTTTCTCAATGTCAACTGAAGACATTGAGACCAGTGTTATGTTTTTTAATTGAATCATATTCTTTCTATTATAGTAAGACCATTATTATTAGTAAAATGTTCTTTTACTTTCCAATTTTTATTTTCATCCAAGAAATCCATAAGAGCGGTATATAAACCTCTCTTTTCTATTTTATCAGAAGCAATCTCATCAGATATTGCACCATTTTGATAAAAGTCTTCATCTCTTTGACCAAATGTTATTGTATCGTGTAACACTATCCACTTATTTACATTCTTTTCATGTTTTCTAAGCTCTTTACTAAGTTGATTATAAGTATGTAGAGTATCAATAAATAACATATCCGTTTTCTCTATATCCATTTTCAGAACATCAGCCTCTACAAATTGAAACTCAGTACCACAGTGCATTGCAAATTCTCTTATCTCCTCTTCATATGGTTTGAAGAAATGATAATTCATATCTATTGATACTACTTTTTTAGGCTTACCTATTAGAAGTGCGAATGTAGATATAGCAAATCTGGTACCCATTTCAGTAACATGCTCACATTCAGATGCATATTTTCTTAATGTTGGTAAGTGTTCATTTATATCAACAATACCTCTACTATAAATAGTATTGTGGTCAAATTGTAAATTACAAAGTTTATTGAAAACGATTTCTGTATTATCCATAATTGTATGTTTCTGTTTTATAATATTTATTTCTCTTTGTTTTAATTCATTCGGAATAGTATCTGATAACCTCTCACCCCAAGTTCTATTAACAACAGATATGTTATAAACATACATTGGTTCACCATACTTATCATACATTCTCTTATAGAATTCAACATCCATTAACCAGATAAGTTCCTCATCAAATGACATTCTATTCATATCATTTTTAACTGTTATAACACTTGGTGAACTTATCGAGTTTTTACCAATGTGAATTTTATCATTCCATTCTGGGTAAAATGGCTTATACATATTGTGACCATCATTAGAGTGTTCACATGCAGTAGCCACCCATTTAGTATTTGGATCGGAAATTATACTATCATGTAAAATCTGAAGAGATTCATAGTCAAATAAGAAATCATCTTGGAATAGAATCTTTATCCATTGACCAGAACTGTTATTCATTGCAATATTGGCGTTAGCTGATGAACTACCTATTTTATAATCATTTTTTACATACTTAATGTCCAGTATATTTGACCACTGTTCACATAAGTTTTTTATATCATCGTTTCTACTATGGTCAGAAACAACAACTTCAAAGTCTTTAAAAGACTGCTCATTAAGTTTTTGAAAACTAAAATCCAAAAACTCAACACCTCTACCTTTCATTTCATAGGTAGGTATTGCTATAGAAAAAAATTTACTCATTTCAATATAATTTACCACATTTTTGACAAAAGTTATACATCCTTCTGTTTCTTATTTCACCACAAGAACATCTATCCTGATTAGGATTAGGCTGAACTAGTTGGAATGTTATTTCGACTGGAGCTACCACACCCCATGATGAACCACTAGACTTGACATCCACATTTGATGGAATTATACCATCTCTATTAAGAGCCACACCTGTAGCAACATCTTCAAATATTATACCCTCATATATGTATTTATATTTAAGTATAGTATTAATCACTCTATTTGACACATAATACCCACCACCCGCACAATACTTAACATCAGGGATATAAATCCTAGTATGATTAATTAAATCACCTTCACATTTACCAAAATGGTAATCAGAACTTTGTGCAGTAGCGTCACAATATTCACCATAATAATCTAACTTGTTATTTTCAGTAACAAGCTTATATAATTTATCTATATCTAAATCTATATCATCATCTGTTTTGAAAATACCTTCTATTTGTGGGTAGTTTTCACTTATAAATTTTATGGCATTATAAGTCTTTAGAGATAGAGATTCATAGTTATCGGGAACCTTCAAATAAACAATATTATTTTGTTCATCAATAACATAATCCTTATCTAGGTTTGGATCACCCAAAAAGTAATAGAATATAAATTTCCCATTATTTTGTGATAATATCTTCGCTCTTTGTGAATCCCTATGTGTAGATTTCTTATGACTAAGAATTAAAAGAAAATACATTAAAATACCTGTGTGAATTTTTTCTTTCCGTATATCTCATCAGCAATAGCATACTGCAAATGAGCATTTACAGAATAGTCATTCTGTTGATGTATTCTATAATAGTAAACTGGGATTGGATTAAATTTAACTTTTTCAAATCCAGCTATTTCCAATAAAGGAACCATAATAGCAACATCATATGTCATCTTATACCACTCACCTTTGTTATCTTTATAACAAGTTAGGTCAGGGTCTTGATTTAATATCTCCTTATATAATTTAAATTTGAATGTTCTAATATGAGATGCCCAATACTGTCTGCTATCTCTAACACCTTTGAAAGATTCAGCAGTGTATGGCATACAGTGACCCATATTACCAGCAGATGAAACATACTGACCATATGTAAGTAATGCGCCATCTTCATATAACTTATTGATAATATCAATAGAGTCTGGTCTCACCAAGAAGTCATCACCATCTAATAGACAGATTACATCATCATCATCTAAATTCAAATCCATTATACCATAATGGATGTTTGGAAGAGCAGTAAGTCTTTCCTTGTTAACTTTTATCTTAAATCTTGGGTCACTTGGTATATTATTAACTGTACCATCATTTGATTGGTCATCAATAAAATAAGCTATCCAATTTTTATAATTTTGATTTATTAGGGAATTTGCACAATCTTTTATATAGGGTGCTACATTTCTAAATGGAATAATGAAAACGAATCTGGTCATTTAGTAATATTTATTTTATAATTATACTTTCGTATATCGATAAGTTTAAAATAAAAAAGAGAGGTTTCCCTCTCTTTTTCAGTCTTACTCACCATCTTTCTTTCTACTACCTCTTTTCTTTTTAACAGTGACGAACATTTTATCTTCATCTTTGTTATAATCAAGAATTAGTTTAGAGCCCTTCTCTGGATTACTTTGAATGATTTCCTCTGTTAGGACATCTTCAACATATTTCTGAATCGCTCTCTTCAAAGGTCTAGCTCCATAGTCAGGGTCAAATCCTTTTTCAGCAATATAGTCAGATGCTTGTGATGTAACTTCAAGTTCATATTCCATCAACTTAACACGACCAACAAGAGTTTCCATCTCAATGGCGATAATCTTATTGATGTCTTCTTTACCTAAAGAGTTAAACATAATAACATCATCAACACGATTTAAGAACTCTGGTGCGAATTTCTTTTTAAGTTCTTTCTCAATAACAGAATTTGATTCTTCGTCTTTCTTCTCAACCTTATTAGAGGTCATGAATCCAACTCCGGTTCCAAACTCTTTTAACTGACGTGAACCAGTATTTGAGGTCATTATAATGATAGTATTTTTGAAATTAACTTTTCTACCAAGAGAGTCAGTTAATTGACCATCATCTAATACTTGTAATAACAAGTTAAATACCTCAGGGTGAGCCTTTTCAATCTCATCTAACAATATAACTGAATAAGGCTTACGTCTTACTTTCTCAGTTAATTGTCCACCCTCATCGTGTCCAACATATCCTGGAGGAGCACCGATTAAACGAGATACTGCAAATTTCTCCATGTACTCAGACATATCAATTCTGATAAGAGCATCTTCTGAATCAAAAAGATATTTAGCAAGTACCTTAGCTAATTGTGTTTTACCAACACCTGTTGGACCTAAGAACATAAATGTTCCAATTGGTTTACTTGGGTCTTTTAATCCAACACGACCTCTTTGGATAGCCTTAACTATCTTCTTAACAGCATCATCTTGACCAATAACTTTACCTGCAATGTTTTCATACATTTTAGAAAGTTTATCTGTTTCATTTTGTGATACCTTTTGTAATGGAATACCAGTCATCATTGATACAACTTCAGCAACATTATCTTCTGTTACTGTTTGTCTATGATTCTTAGATTCTTCATCCCATTTCTTTCTAGCATCTTCAAGAGACCCTTGAAGTTGTCTTTCAACATCTCTTAATTTAGCAGCTTCCTCATATTTTTGAGATCTAACAACTTCATTCTTTTTGTCTTTTATATCGACAATCTTTTTCTCAATGTCAGTTATCTCCTTAGGAACAACTATATTAGAAATGTGAACTCTAGAACCCGCCTCATCTAAAGCATCAATAGCCTTATCTGGTAAGAATCTATCAGTCATATAACGACTTGTTAAATCAACACAAGCTTTGATAGCTTCGTCTGTGTAGTGAACATGGTGATGTGACTCATACTTATCTTTAATATTATTAATGATTTGTAAAGTCTCATCTGGTGATGCTGGTTCAACTGTTACTTTTTGGAAACGTCTTTCAAGAGCCCCATCCTTTTCAATGTGTTTGCGGTACTCATCTAATGTTGTAGCACCGATGATTTGGATTTCGCCACGAGCTAAGGCTGGTTTGAACATATTAGACGCATCAAGTGATCCTGACGCACCACCAGCACCAATCATTGTGTGAATCTCATCAATGAATAGAATTACATCTGGTTCTTTTTCAAGTTCATTCATTAATGCTTTGATACGCTCCTCAAATTGACCACGGTATTTAGTACCAGCAACCATTGAAGCTAAATCTAACATAACAACTCTCTTATTGAAAAGTATTCTACTAACTTTTCTTTGAATAATTCTCAAAGCCAAACCTTCAGCAATTGATGACTTACCAACACCTGGTTCACCAATAAGAATTGGATTGTTCTTCTTTCTACGTGAAAGAATTTGAGAAACCCTTTCAATCTCCTTCTCTCTACCAACAATTGGATCCAATTTACCATCTTCAGCCATTTTGGTTAAATCACGACTAAAAGAATCCAACACGGGAGTTTTGGACTTTGGATCACCCTTCTTTGGTTGAAATGAACCACTGTCATCATCATCGTCATCACCGACTGATGCTCGAACATCAATTTGTCTTTTCAAATACTCTGTTCCTTTATTTTTTTGTTTACTCATAATTAAAAATTAA